CAGCATTCTCAAAATGCTTATTTAGGCGTTTGCGTAAGTTACAAGCATAAGCATATTTTTCTGTAAATACAGAGAATACAACCGTTTCAGATCGGCCTAATTTCCAAGACTGAATTTGTTGACGGTTTTTGTATTGCTTTAGTAAAAGTAATGTGGCTTTGTCTATTGGTATATCGCGATAACCCGCGCTTGATTTAGGTGAGTTTATTTCCTGATAGCGGTTTAGTGTCTTATTGATGCTGATAACACCGCTTTCTAGGTCAATATCAGACCATTCAAGAGCTAGAGCTTCACTAATACGGCAACCAGTGGCCAATAAAGTCTTATACAGGACAACATCAAATAAGTTCTCATAATTTGATTGATCCAGAGTGTCTAAATAATCAAGAAACTGTTTTAATTCTTTGTTGTCTAAGTATTTGACAGCGGCCTTTTCTTTCTGCTGTTTGCGTGGAACGATGACATCATTAGCTGGGTTGTATTGTATTACCTGGATAGCTACGCCATATTTCAAAATACGCTTATTCATGTTATGGAGCAAGGAGTAGTTAGCAAATGCTCCTTTTTCGCCTTTATTTGCCTTGTCAGCCCATTTGTTTACTTGCTGTTGAAGAATAGGAGTAGTGAGTTTAGATAGCTTGTAATCGCCAAATACAGGCAATAAATGCACTCTAACCAACCCCTCCATGGATTGGCGAGTATTTGGCTTAACTGTATTCTTGTAACTATCCCACCAAACTTTTACAAGCTCATTGTATGTTATAATTGTCGGCTTGTCTTTAACTGTATAGCCATTAGCGGCAAAAGTATTGATCGCATCACGCGCTTTTACTTTAACGCCCTTTTTAGTGGTTGCTGTAACAGTTGTACGGGCTTTTTTGCCCGTTAGTTGGTCAACGCCTAGATAAACACTAGCATAATAAACTCTTTGGCCATTCTTTTTGATTTTCTCTTTGATATTCATGTATTTGTACCTTTCTTTCCATCAGCAGGCAAGGCGCGTGGTTTTGTTAGGTATTTATACACGAAGATAAGGGTTATTGTTGTTTTGTTAAATTTTCAAGAAGTGTCAGAATAACATTTTTTTCATCATCATCTAAGAGCGTAAATTTTAGGTTTAGATTAAAGTAGTCTCCTTTTGCGGAGTTTAGAAAAGCTAAAAAATCACTTTCTGGATTGATGGAGTGAATGTATCCGTTGCGTTTTAGAAATTCTGTATCTGAAATTTTCAATCTCAATTTCTCGATTTGTTTCTCTGAAAGAGTGTCGCTAAAAATATCATATACCCAATCTAAGCCAGCTACCCGATCGTTTTTTAAAAAATCCACATCATAGCCTAATAAGTATCCTAGGGGGACTTTGAAATATTTAGCTAGCTCATTGGCGTTTCTTTGTCTTATATTAGCATCTCCACTTTCCCATCTTTGGTAAGTACGAAGATTTACACCGATAGCTTTAGCCACTTCTGCTTGAGATAGATTTTGCTCAATTCTTAGTTGTTTAATTCGTGTTTTGTTTTTTACCGTAAGTTCACTCATGGACTTCCTCCTTTGTACTATTATAGCATAAACGGCTTTTTATGCCACAAAAAAATAAAAAAATGTTATTTAATACTTGACAAAGCCGTAAAAAGTCGCTATCATATAGTTACAAAAGCCGTAAAAAGCCGTAAATCGAATTTAAGATTTGCTTTTTACAATTTCAAAAAAAGGAGGTGAAACCAATGTTGATTACACTATCACTTGCTGAAAAGGTACGTATCAAGCGTGCAAGATTACAGCTAACCAAAAAAGCAGTATCGGAGCAGTTGGGTATTAAATCTCAAACTCTGACAAAAGTTGAGAATGGAAACTATGATGCCCCTAAGCGCATCTATGAGAGCGTGATGACTTGGCTAGTAGAAGAAATTTAAAGCAAGTAAAAAGCCATGTACAGGCGACCAAACCAACGTACATGGCTAAGGAAAAATAACAAAACTCAAGCAAAGGCAAGGCGCGTGGTTTTGTTAGGTATTTAGTAAGGGAGAGAAAAACAATCCTCCCCTTATCAAATATTACTATTCTAATTCTACCAAAAATAAAGGAAAAAATCAAAAATGGCATTGAGTACACAAAACATCAAGCAACAAGGCAACAAAATAGCTAAGTTACTCCCACATATTGAAATTATCCAACAGCTAAGTAAAGCTTTATTACTTGCTGATAATTCTGGAGCAGATAGCACAGTTTTACACCATCAAATGAAACAAGCATTTAGCGTTATTTTTGAAATGGCAGATCAGGCATATCAAGAAATAGACCAGATTGCTTGTAAGTTGATAAATTGTGATGATAAAGAATTGGAGGTTATTACACAACATGAACGATAAGATTTTAAGCAGCTATGAACTGCTATGTACTGAGCTAGAAAGTGTAATTAGCACTTTAGAGATATCTATTACTGATATTGGCCAAGACAAAACAACAGATCTTGTAACGGTAGCAATCAATGGGCTAAAGTTTCTTGTTTTAGAACATACAGAATTATCAGATAGATTTTTCAAGGAGTATAGCAATGAATGACTTAAATCTAACACCAACACAAAGTATTATCTTAATTATTATATGCTTGTTTATTCTAGTCCTATTATGGCGTTATGAATGCTATATAGAGCTTGATATTACTCCCAAAATTGATAGAGTGGAGGGAAACACCGCAGGACCATGTAAAAGAGCGCTACGGGGCATATATTTCGTTCTCAAACAAGGATTACAATTAGGAGGGGAGCATGGCGACATTTTCAGTTGAATTTGAACAGGGGCTATTAGATAGAGTTGATAGACTAGCACAACAAAAGCTGGAGCTAGAGAAGAAGTTACAAAAGAAAACAGGTCTAATCACTGCTAAGGAACTCAAAGATGAGCTAGATATTTCTGGAACAACATTAAAAAATTGGATAGATATTGGGCTTGTATCGTATCAATCCCCTTTTGAAAGCAGCAAGAAACTTTATTTTAAGGTTTCCGATGTGATTAACTTTCTTACTGTACGCTAGGAGGTCTATTTTGAAAGTGGTTGTTATTGATGGTGATGGATGGAGAGGTAGAGCCCATTACTCACCTAATTTAGATGTGGTATTTATCAGTGATAAAGTACCAGGAAACATGCGCGATGAATTGATCGAACGTGTAACAAAATTAAATCATAGAACAATTTGGAGGTAAAAGCGAATGGTAAAAGAACATTATACCGTAACTCATACGATGGCAGACGGGACAAAAAGAGATAGTATTGCTGGATATGTTATCCCTGACGATAACCCAGTATATGCACTTTTTAGAAAAGTAAATGAGCGTAGAATGGAGGAGATGCGAAAAAATGGCAACCAGTCTGCAACCATTGATATACCAAAAGGGTGCATAGGAGAGGATAGGAGAGGTAATCTTATAGAGCAGTTTGAGGAGGCAATGAAATGAATGAGCTAGATTTAACCAATACACAGGCGGTTATCTTTTCCGTGGTATTGATTGGCTTGCTACTTTATCTAAACCACCGAGACCGCCAAAAAAGCGCCCAATTTGAGCGAGAAAGCAAACAGATGATAGAAACACCTAGCGAGGATTTAAGCCCTGATTATGGGCGATATATTCAGCTTACAGGGATCAATGTATGGGGAGGAATTGAATGAGTTTAGCAAGTAGTCGTAAGAGAGTATTAAAACTAATCAAGTTAGAGAATTATAAATAATCAAAGGAGGGGACAATGGCAAAAACAAAAGTCTATTTTTGGCTAAAAATTGATAAGAAATTTTTTGATAATATTTTTATCAAGAGGCTAAAGACGATACCTGGCGGGTACACCATGACAGTCATTTATATTAGGCTTATGCTAGAGAGCTTGGAAAGTGACTGTATTTTATACTATGAGGGCTACTTTGACAATCTCAAGGAAGAACTAGCCCTAAAATTAGATGTATCAGAAGATGATATAGATATGACCATGGCATACTTTACAAAATGCGGTTTAATACAGATTGACGAAGATAAAAACGCAGAACTACCACAGGCAAAAGCCTTGGTTGAGAGTGAAACAAACTGGGCAAACTATAAACGTGAACAACGAAAAAAAACAAAATTGGAAGAAGTCCAACCATCTTTGACATTTTCCAACTCGTGTCCAACAGAGATAGAGAAAGAGATAGAGAAAGAGTTAGAGAAAGAGGTAGAAATAGATAAAGAACAATCACCCACTCCCTCTACCCTCAATCAAGACTTTGCAAATCTCTATAAATCTTTTGAAGCTGAGACAGGTAAAGCATTGTCACCGTTACAGATTCAAGAATTGCAGTATTTGCTAGAAGATTTTAGCCCAGAGCTTATTCATGAGGCGTTAAAAGAGGCTGTCAGTCAGGGTAAAGCAAACTTTGCATACATAAAGGCAATCCTTAACCGTTGGAAACAGGACAATTTATTGACGGTGGAACTTGTTAGAAATAGCTTTGCAGCGCGTGAGGCTAGGAAACAATCTCCTAAGCAATCAGAACCTATGAGCCGTGAAGAATGGCTGAAAACACGAACAGAAGAAAACCCATTTTAGGAGGGTGAGCAATGGAAAATAAATTTGAGCAATATAACAACAGAAAAATTAGCGATAAGGTATGTGAGGTTCACAAGGTCAATTATTGGCAAATATCAACACCGATAAGAGGCAGTAAGGAACGAAGTATACAAGAGTTTTGCCCTAAATGTTGTCAGGAGCAAATAGATAGGGAAGAGCAAGAGGGAGTTAATAATAGCCTAAATGCTGAGACTTATCTAAAAACCTATAATGTGCTTATGCGAGACAGTACGCTCCCTAGAGAGTTAAAAGAGGCTGGCTTTGAGAATTTCATAGCTGAGACAGCCGAGGAAAAGCAACTACTGGAGTTTGCTAGAGGGCAAGTAGAGAAATACCTGAACGGCATGACAGGAAATACCCTATTTACAGGATCTACAGGGATAGGAAAGAGTCATTTAAGCGTAGCTATTGCTAAGGCTATAAACGAGGGCTACAAGGCCAAAGGAGAGCCTAAAAGCGTGTTATTTGTCAATCTAACAGAAATCCTTAGACGAGTTCGAGAGAGCTTTAACGCTCCTACTAGTCTAGAGGGGCACTACTCAAGAATGCTGAAAGAGGTTGATTACCTGGTACTTGATGATTTAGGTATAAAATCGGACAACGCTAGTAGTAAAGGTAAATCAGTCTGGGAAGAAGAGTTTATTTTTGATATTCTCAGCAATCGAGATAAAACCATTATTACTACAAATCTAAGTAGCTCAGAGATTACTAGCTTGTATAGTGAACGAGTGGCCAGCCGTGTCAGAACTGGCCTAGAGGGTAACTTTTTCAAGTCATTCACTATCAAGGATAAGCGATACTCAATTAATCAGTTAAAAAATAAGGTAAAGCAGTTAAACTGAAGTAATCGACTTACAAATCTAAACAAAAATAGACACTTTTCACAGGGTGAGAAATCACCCTCTTAAAAAATTACTATGCTTTCCTCGGCCAAACTAATCAAGCATGGTAATTTAACCAATGACGAAAAAACAACTAATAGGTACACAAAAAGGGTAGTATTTTAGAACACGAACCTTAAAAACCTAGTCAAATCAATAGACTAGGGATATTCAGATTATAATAAATCGAAATAAAGGAGAAATTCATGACTGAAAACAAGGATAATAAATTATTAGAAATGATGGAGAAAGGCTTTGTTTTATACTCAAAAAATGGTATAATAAAGTACATTGAAATTCCAGATTATGGCAGTATTAAGCTAAAAGCTCAAGATGGGCAGATAGTTTATAAAGAAGTGACTAATGGAGAACAATGTTAATAAATACTGACTGGAAAAACCAGAGGTATGATAATTGAGTTTAACACTCTTTTGTCATACCTCTTTTACTTTTTGTCATAAGGAGGATAACATGACACTTACAACACTTAAAAATGACATTCAAGCATTTGGGAAGAAAAAAATAGAATATATGCGTGGTTATATCGCCATGCAGGACGATTTTCAAGATAAATTACACAAACAGTTAATCGGAAAAGTTTATGCAGAAGAAACACTGTTGAAATATAAAAAAGATGCAGAAAATTATTCTCACGATACTTATCAAATGCTGTATCAACAACTAGAAAAAGAGAAAAATATTGAATTAGCAAATCTTAAATCGAAAGAAGAGTCTATTACAGCAGATGATGTAGCTGATTTATCTTTATTTTCTAGTATCAAGCCAACAGCGGTAGAAATGAAAGAATATTTAGAAAAGTATAAGAATAAACCTTTAGCAATTAGAAAGTTAGAGAATATTATCGAAAATGATGCTGATCTTTCTTATATTGAAATTGATATAGATCAATTCAAACAACAAAATCTTCTTGAAAAATTAATCATTTTCTTTACTAGGAAAATTAATTACTTCCATGATGGTTTATATATCAACGGTGATAAGATTGATTTAATGCAACATGAGATGATTGTTGAAAGCAATATTGAGTCGCTGGATGAAGAATTGCGTAAATATCTAGCATAAGAAATAAAGGGGGAACCCTTTATTTTGATAACAAGGAGGTAATAGATGGCAGGAAATGAAAATGATGGCCTTACATCCAAACAAATAAAATTCATAGATGCCATGCTTACCGAGCCAACGATAGATAAAGCGTGCCAAAAAGCAGGGGTGTCAAGGGCAACAGGGCATAAGTATCTAAAAGTTGCAGCTGTTAAAAAGACATTGAGACTAAAACAAGATGAGATGATGGATAAAACTACACAGATGCTATATCTAGCCTCATCCAATGCTGTTTCTGTACTCAATGATATTATGATGGATGCCAAGGTCAACCCTTTTATAAGAACTCAAGCAGCAAAAGCTATACTTGAACAATCATATAAAACCCATGAAATTTTTGGAGTAGTAAGACAAATTGAAGAATTGAGGTTAGAAATTGAGGAAGTATCTAAAGGAGATCAAAGAGTTACAAGAACTCAAGGAATTATTAAGTAGTAGAAATATGCCTGAAGTTATCATCGTCGAGGGTAACGATGATCTGGGAGAATTTTTCCAAGTTGATGGTGAGCTATTTAGTGATATTGAACTTTTAGAAAACCTTAAAAAGTGGCGTGAATGGGAAGTGCAGGTTATCGTTGATGATTGGTGTAACCGTAGTCTAAATGAAGATGAAACAGGAATCTTATATTTTCCAAAGCATGAGGATAAAATGGACTATATCCGATTTAACAAAGGTTTAGAACCTTTATATCACGCGCTAGATGAACCTTATACAACAATCTCAAAAAGTGAGTGGTTAAAGCTGTTAGATTAATAATTTAGGAGGTAATCATGCCAAAGAAGAAAATTGAGCGTATTTCAGTAATCCACAGAGAAAAAATTTTATGGCTCAAGTGGTATTTCATGAGAGATAAAGAAAATCCTAAGTATAGTGTCCTTGAGAGTAAAATGTTTGATGCTGCTAAAAAGCAAGATCTGCTTGCTTATAAAAAATACACCACGATTAAACAGATAACAGATATTAGGGTACAGACTAGTGAAGACGATTTTTTAACGGCCATTAAAGAGGTTTATGTGTATAATCACATGAATGTTATCGGAGCTTGTCAACGTATATTATTTGTTAGTCAGTCGTCAGCCTATAACAAGCTAAATAAATGGTTTGAAACTTATTCAGATTTGTATTTTAGTATTATTCCATTACCGAATATGGAAGCGTATCATGACTTGGTAGATATCTAATTGATTGTATGATATAATAAACCAAAGTACAATGAGTAGTATATAGGGATTGCGCCTTGATTGAGGAGATTCCGGTTCGAATCCGGGCTATTGTGCTAGCATCTAGGAAACTAGGTGCTTTTTGTTTCTATCAATTAAGTGCCTACTCCATTGCTGAATTAAAAAAATAGCACTATGAAAAGTGCTATTTCTCTTGCCTGCTGAACTCGTCAATTTTATTACCTTTTTTGTTACCCTTCAAAAATACCCTACTTGTTTGTACCTTGTCACTTTTACTAGATTAGACAAAATAAGCTCTTTAAAATTGTGCATTTTTGGGGTACTTTATTATAGGTATATAACCTTAAAAAATAAAATAGTTCAGTGAACTATTTTATCCCGAACCTTGAAATTCAAAAGTTCGGCCGTTGATTTAACAACGTTTCTAGCCCCTCGGATTTT